TGCGCACCAGCACGGCATCAGTGCCGGTCGGTGCAGGTGACGGCTCAGTTCCGTAAACCGTCTCACTTTTCGCCAGAATCAGGCGCTTGCGAGTCAGGAGCGGCATCGCTGGTTACCTCAGGTTGGGGTGTTGCGTCCGGCTCAGTCCGCTCGATGAGCTGTCTCTTGCCGGTTTTAGGGTTCAGGAGGTAAGAGCCTCCTTGACCATGGTATTCGTCGACTGTGTTAGCCATCGTCAGACCGCAAGGTTGGTGACAGAGGTTCTGTATCTGACAAGGTAATCGCACATGGCGACGCCTGCAGGTACATCAGCCTCCACTGCCTGAAACTCTACTTGCACCGGCTGGATGTCGATCGCTAAGCCGCCCAGCGTCAGATCAGCCATCAGCTTGCTGTGCAGCGACTCGATGACAGGATCTGCTGCCTGATCAGGAATGCTGGCCCGCGTGACGACTGCAACACGCACCAACAAACTCCAGTCCAGTGTCGGGAGGCTGGTGTTCTGATCACAAGTGTCCTTGAGCGGTTCGACGACGATTGCAGGACTTTCCTGCCTTGCCATCGGTTCCACCCTGCTGCGGTAGATGCGAGTACCGACGCCAACCGTATTGGTCAGCGCCGACCGAATTGCAGCAAGGATCAGTTCGCGTTTGCTCATGGCTTCAGATTAGCGGGATTCACCGAAGCAAGGCTCGGGCAATCGCGGGACCTTGCGCGAACAACGCGGCAGCCTAGGCCGGCTGTGCCCAGGCCTCGTCTACGTCAGTCGTGGCGGGATCATCAGAAATGAACCGACCCAGCTCGTCGCGGGCACGGACTAACTGAGAAGCGGCGGGCAGCAGTCCACTCACAAAATCAGCAGGCAGGTCGTAATCAGCGGCAAGCTGTTGCACAGTGGCAATCAACTCCGAATTGACCAGCCCCATGGCGTAAGCGCTTTGCCAGGAAGTAAGGAACACGCGGCTGTCGCCCTGACTGGCCTGCTGGAGGCCGACGATAAGACCACCGTACAGTCCAGGCGCAGCAGCAAGAACGGCGCCCAGCATCACGTTGATCTCAGGCATCGCCATCGTGGCCGCGCCGAAGTCAACCCAGCGCGGCTCGGGGGTAATCACTGGGATCAGCCATTGGCCAGCGGCCCAGATCGCATCTTCAGCTGGTTTGGCCGGGGCCTCTTGCCAATCAGCGGCTTTCGGGTTCCCCGTTTCAACCCACATGGCGTAAAGACTCTCCAGGTCGCGGAGATCGACTGGGTTGGACTTCAGGAAGTAAAGCTCAGCCATAGATCCTCGGGTGGTCGCTGACGGGGATACTGCTTGGGTTGCCAAGCGTCAATCCTCCTTCTATGTCGTGCAGTTCGCGCACAAGGGGGGCGTAAAAAGTGAGGCTCTGCGGGCGGATGCTGTCGCACCTGACACCTTTCGCAAGGCTAGCAATCTCTGCAGCAGTGAGTGCAACGTTCCAAACGCCGACTTCAGCGACATCACCAATAAAACTTGCGCCAACGACGACAGCGTTAGCGGTATCTTGTGTGCCTGAGGTTTGAGTATTTGTAGTTCCCGAAATGCCGTAGAGATATGCTTGGCGAGAGCTGACTGAGTTGAAAACTGCTGCACCATGCACCCATGTGTTTGGAAGAAAAGTTTGTGCCGCAGTTGCTTGCCTGGTTCCATTCGCTCCGGTGGCGACAGCGTGCAATCTATTGGTTGTGTTATTTACTGAGTCCCAAGACAAGCGATTTCCGTGCCCATTGGGATCAGGGCCTTTTACGAAGCACACTGTTCTGAGCACTCCCGTTGCGGTGGTTTCAGGGTAAAACCATCCGGCTATTGTCATCGGAGATCCAGTAGCCGGTGTTCCAGCCACTGAGAGCGCGCCAGTAGTGCAGTCATAAGCCATTACGCCGCGCTCCTCACCTCAACAGCGATCAACTCAGCGTCTCCAGTTGCTGTGTCACCAGCGTCACCGCCGATACGCTGAACGATCAAGCGGAACAGGTCGCCTGCTGCAATCGAGTCGATGGTGGTGATCGTGATTGACGCCACTGCCGCGATGCCGCTGGTCCCTGCTACCGCAACGTTCGCGGCGGCGGCGGTGGCGAACGAGTCCGCATCAAGGTCGGTGTTGCCGCGCTCGAAGGCCACGCTCCAGCGCACGTTGCCACTGGTGGCGCTGGTGGCGGCAAAGATGATCCGCACAATCAGCCCGCTGCCCAAAGAAGCCCCTTCGGGCATCACGCCAACGAACACGGCTGTCTCGGTGGCTGCTGCATCAAAATCCAGGACCGCGATGCTGTTGCGGGTGTCCAGCGTGGCGAAGCCGCTTGCCGGGGGCTGGTTGTCCCTCGGCGTGAAGACGGCGTAGGTCTTGGTGCCTGAGCCAGACGTAGCATTAGCCCAAGCTGGGGGCTGCCCAGCACCCTGGCTTTGCAGCACCTGGCCACTCGTGCCAGCGCTACCAGCAGCCCGCAGCTCCGCCTTCAGGTCAACTTCAGTCAGGAACTCTTTTGGCATCAGCCAAGTACCACGACCCTGAACTGATTAGAGGTTGGTGCGGCGCTGAACACCAGCGTCAGCGCCGTCGTCGAGGTGTGCCGCACCTCGCACTCCACCTCGTCATAGTTTCCGCTGTTGCGGTACACAACCACCGTCAGCTCACGCGTACCCAGGTTGTGGGTGATCGTGTAGCTCGTGTTCGATCCATCGCCCACGTCGCTGCTGTAGCGCTTGGGAGCCAAGCTCCAAGTCTTCAGCTTGAGCGGTGTGATCGCCCGAGTATCGTCAGTGCCGGTGTCGGTTTCACCCTGTGTGGCAATCTCAATCTTGCCGGCAGTGCTTTCACTAGCAGCCGGGACCGCTGATCCAAACGCCGTCCACGTGACAGTCGAGCTGTCAATCGTGCCATTCACCTCGGTCTGGCGCCACGTCGTACCGCCGTCGGTGCCCTCCTCAACAGTGATAACAGCTGCTTCCAGTTCGGCAAACGTGCTGGCATCCAGCGCCCTGGTGGCAGGGATCGCCGCGCCGTTCCACACATAGACGCCGTTCTGGCTTGCAGTGCTCTGAGTCGCTACCAGCACCCGATCACCGGACGACATCGTGATGCCGTCAATCGTCGCGCCAGGGGCGCTCAGGTCGATATTTGACTGCGTCTTGACCCGCGCCGCGTCCTTCCACGCCAACCCCTCAATCTGCGACTTAAGCTGCGCAAATGTTGCCGGCTCCTGGTCGCTGGTAGCGTTGGGCAGGTTGGTGATCCGACTGACGTTGTTGAAGTCAAGGTCGGTAAGGATTTGACGGGCCATATCAGGTCAACCTCGCGAAGCCAGCTAGTGGGGATGAGAACACGATAACGGTTTGATTTGGGCTGGAATGCACCACGTCTGCATCGACCTCTTGGCTGCCACTGTTGAAGACTTCAACGCTTGGCACATAGCCAAGATTGTGGTTGATCGTCCACGTACTCGCAGGCGCTGATTGCGTAAACACGTAAGCATTGGCGCCATCCGCGCCATCAACCCACTGTGTGCCGTTGTACTTGAGGACCTCCCCAGCGCTTGGGGACGCCAGGCTGACATCAGTCAGGTCATCAAGGCCGAACGTCCGCGGATCTTGGCCTGCGGCCACGCTTTCCGGCGCCAAACGGGTCAGCATCAACTCGGTGAACTGACCGTCGTCAACCTTCATCGCTTCGCGCACTTGATAATTGACGCCATCAACTGTTACGCCGGCTCCGTAGATCAAGCCACCAAACTGAGACGTCCGCACCGTCACCTTGTAATCAGTCGTCAGCACCATGCCATCGGCCACCACCTGGCTGGGCATGTCCAGAATCCCCATACCAGAAACGGCGCCACTGGTGACAGTGACGCCGAAATCGGCGAGGAACAGATTTAGATCCTCGGCAAAGGCCATCAGCCGTACTTCTTGACGCCCAGTCCGTTGACAGAATAGACGTGGGTGCCGGCTTCGGCAGACACAGCCTTCACATAGCGGCGCAGGCCGTCCTTGCTAACCACTAGGGTCTGCTTGGATGCGCCGGTGCTCACCTGGGCGAAGGCTACCGTGCCGGGCGCCTGAAGCACGCCGTCACGAGTGAACTCGGCGCTCACGTTCGCGAACGTCACGTTGTCGGCGCTGTCCTGCAGCGTCACAGTGCAGGTGGATGTACCACCAGCAGCAACGTCCAGAATCAGAACCACATCGCCGTCGTAAGTGCGCATGTCGACAGCAGTGCCGTCGAGTGCAGCGTTGCGGGAGGCGGTGGGGGCCAGAGCAAAATGCTCCAGCTTCTCCAGTGCCTGTTGAATGATTGCCATGGGTCAGTCCTCCTCAGAGGCGATGGGGGCAGCAGGCTTGCGGCTCTTCTTGGGAGCTTCGGCCTCGGGTGCGGGGGCAGGTGCCGGCTCAGGAGCAAGACGGGCCTTGCCCATGCCAATCAGCAGATTGGCAACTGGTTGGCCAACTTCGAGGAAGGAGCCGGCCTCAGCCAGCTCCCCCGCGATCATGACCGAGCGAAGAATCTCGATCTTCATGATGGTCAGGTGCCGTAGCAGAAGGCGCCAGGCTGCTTGACGGCGAAGTCGACGTCTTGCAGGGCGATGATCCGCACGTTGCCACTGGTGGCGCCGGCGTAGGGATCCACGGTGAGATCCAGGCCAGACCACATGCCCATCACGAACTGGCTGAAGTCACCGAACAGCGCGTCGTTGTTGGCGAGCTGGTTCGACACGATCACGGGGTAGCCGTTGATCTCGTCGTTCTCGTACACGAAGCGGGCTTCGGTGCCGATCAGAGCAGTGCTCTTCAGCGCGCCGCGGGCAGCAGCGTTGATGATGTAACGCAGCGAACCAGCGTCAGCGTTGGCGGTAGCCACGTCGGTCTCCATGCCGATGTACTCGGCGAAGGTCCCGTAGGTAGTGATGGTCTGAGCGCCGATGCCGGAGGTGCCGGTCAGGCCTAGGGGCTGGTTGGCAGAACCGGAGCCGTAGATGCCGGCGCGGTCCAGCTCGAGCGCGATCACGCTGGCCAGGTCGCGACGGATCATGGACTCGACATCCACCGAACTCTGGAGCAGCAGGCGGCGGCTGTAGTCAACAAAGGCGCCCACGGTCTTGGGCGACATGTTGACTTGGTCGATCGACTGCTGGCTCTCGGTGGGAGCAGAACCTTCGCCGACCCAGTAGGCAGTGGCGGCAGCGGTCTGGCGGGGGATTGAGATGTTGCCCTGGAGGCCAGACAGCATCGTGATGCCAGCTTGCATCAGAGCCATCCGGTTCCGCAGCAGGTCGATGAACGAACCAGCCAGCAGCTCGGTTGCAACCAGGTTGCCGCCAGCGGTGGGGGTGCCAACGGTCAGGTCGCGGCGCAGCACCTCGTTCGGCACCATGATGCCGTTCGCGGGCTTGCCGTATTTCTTGGAGGCAGCTTCGGAAACCTCGCGCTCAAAAGCAGCAGCTTCCCAGGCTTTTTTGTCGCTGGGGTTGGCCAGGGCGTTGAAAGCGCGGATGAAGGAGAACTCACGGGTTTCCTTCTCGGTCAAGCCAAGGTCATTGGCCTTTTCGTCAGCGATGCGGTGTTCCACTTTGGAGGCGCGGGTGTCGATTTTTTCGAGGACAGCGGCGCGAGCCTCGTCCACGGAGCGGCCACCATCGATCAGCTCACGAGCTAGATCTTGGAAGCCATGCTTTTCACCGATAGCGGTGATGGCGGCGATACGGCTACGCTCGGCCTCGACGGCCTTGGACCGGATCACCTCCACGTCAGGGGTGGTGTTTTCCATTGGGAGAACCTTTGGTTCGGGGGTTGGTGATGCGGCGGTGGCCGCAGAATCGATCGTCAAAGAACGGCCGATCCCAACGCTGGGGTCAGCCGGAATGCTAACGACCGATACTTCGTACGGACTCCAATCAGTCGCGACGAAGCTCTCGCCACGCTCCTCCATCTTGTTGATCGCGTAGCCAAAGCTGACACCCCGAAGGACGCCATCCTTGACATCTGCCATCACTTCCTTGGCGAAGCTGTTGCGAGAGAAGCGGACCTTGACATAGCCACGCTTCTTCTTGCCATCGATCCATGCACGCTCGACGACACCCACGACCTTGTCAGGGTCATGGTTAAAGAGCAGTGGTGCTCCGTCGTTGAGCCGGCCAAGATCGGCGGACTCTTGCTCGTGGCTCAGCACTTCGTTGCCAAAGTACCGGGCTACCGGATACTCAGAGCTGAAGGGGAACTCGAAAGTTCGATCCTCCACCTCTGCGAATGCAGTGACTTCGGTCCGGGTGTATTTGCCTTCAAGCTTGCGCTCTTCGACAGTTTCCTCGGCATCAGTTTCGGTCTCGGGGTCTTCGCCGGCAAGCGTCTCCACAACGTCCTCGACAACCTCAGACATATGCTCCGCGACGACTTCGGCAACTGTTTCGCCTACTGCGGCAACCTGCTCGTCGGTCAGGTCGTGCATCGCACGCTCTTCCGCTTCAGGTGCTTGCTGTTGGATTTCGTCCATCAGTTAAGCGGCCTCTCTGGACGCTCGGATTGAACTTCGTCCACTGTAGTCGTCTTCTTGCGACGCGAATTGCGACGGCGGACTGGCGGTGGCACTGGCGATTCACTCGGCGCCGGCTCAGCCTCGTTCACAGGCTCAACCTCGGTCGGGGACAAAATGTCCGCATCCAGCAGTACGCCAGCGTCCGACGTGGTCTTCTTCTCTCGCGCCAGCTGCTGCACGTTCTCATCAAAATCACTGCCCAGCTGCGCACAGATCTGCGCCTTGGTCATGTAGCCAGCCGCTTCCATTTCGCGGTAGGCCTTCACTTCCTTCAGTGGGTCCACCCAGCTCCAGCCACGCGCCAGCCACTTCGGGCTGTCATACCGCTCCGGTCGCAGCTCGTAATCAGCCAGCGATAGCTCACCAGTCAGCACTGCCACGTCGAGCCACTCGCGAAACACCCGCATGTGGAAATTCTCGATCAGGTAGTTCTGGATCACTTTCCAGTGATCGCGATCCTCAAGCAGTGACAGCCTGCTGCTCGAGTAGTTCGTGTCCGAAAAGTCTCTGCTCAGCGTCTCGTACGAGCACCCAAAACCCGACGCAAAACGCCGCGTCTTGGCGCGCACGAAATCCTCATATTGCGCGTCCGGTGACGACAGGTCTGGCACCGTCACCCCTTGGCCGGGATCCAGATACTTGAACACCCCAGGCTCAAACTCGGTGATCCGCTGGCCGTCCTCGACGTCATCGGCCTCAAGCTCGCCTTCTGGGCTGGTAATGAAGCCCATCAGTGATGCCGCCGACCGAGCCCTGACGACCGCAGCCTCTTCATACCCAGCCAGTTGGTGTGCATCAGCAATCACCGGCGCAAACCAAGGCACCCCGCGGTGCTGATTTGGGCGCTCTGGGATAAACAGGTGGATCACGTCCTTCGCCGGCAAGAAGACGTGCTTCACGTTTTCCCGATCCGGCGTCCCGCTAAACCAATAGTCACCTGGGTGACGTGTCAGGAACGCATAGCGCACCGGGCGGCCATATGGGTCAATCTCGACCCCCATCCGCCACTCGTTACCTTTAGCGCTAACAGCACCGTTGTACTCATCGTCCAACAGATCGCTTTCGATGATCTCCAGCGCAATCGGCACCTTGCTGCCGCCAAATGACTTCCGGTGAACCCTGAAAATCACCTCGCCAGACTCAGGCAGCGCTCCAGCAGCCAGCCATTCAAACATCTGGAACGTGTGCTTTCCTGCCACATCGCAGTGATCCTTCCGGCACCACCGCTCCCACTTGCCCTCAATCAAGACATTCAACCGCTCATCGCGCTTGTTGCCACGCAAGCTCATCACCTGCGACTGCAGCTTGATGCCAGCACCCACCACATTGATCTGTGTAGTGCGCTTCGCCTGCCTTGCGTACGGATTGTCCCGCACCATCTGGCGCGAACGATCCCGCAGCTTTCGCAAGCTTGTCTTGATCTCGGCGTCGGCGCTGGTGCCATTGGCAATCCAGTCGCTCGTTAGCCGGTTAATAATTGCGCCGGCATAGGTGCGGCGGCGGCGTGGCGCAGCAGCAACCTGCGGCGGCGGGCCGAAACCCAAGAATTGAGCCAGTCGTGTACGGAGTCCCATTAGCGGCCGAACCTCACAAACAGGTTATGGGGATTACCCAAGCCGTTCGCGATCATTGCCGCCTTGTTTTCGCGGGCGACATCAGCCTTCAGCTTGGTCTCGAGCGCCAACAGATCCGCCAGCTCGTAGCGCTTCAGGCTTCTGGTGCCGATTCGGTACTCCTGCACCGCACCGCCACTCATCAACGAGCGGATCGCAGCCTGAACCGACTCGAGGTCTTTCTGCGCCTGCGATCGGCCGTCGAAAGCAGCCGGTTGCCCGGTGTAGCTCAGACTTGCGAGCACCGTTAATTGGCCTGATCCAAGCGTGACGTGCTCGCCGCCCTTTGTGGCTTCAGCCTGCCAATACCAGTTCCCGACATCAAAGCCAGAGCTGATGGCCTGCGAAATCGTGAACTCCCATCCGCCGCTATACGCGCTGCCAACCACCGTTGCCCCTTCGTGGGTGTGGTTCGTCCGAAGGTAATAGGTCAGCGTCCAGCCGTTGCCACTGCTGATCGCATTGCCGAATACGTCGGTGCTGGCATCATCCCGCCACTTCACCGTGTCACCGGCTCTGATCTTCGATGGGATCTTCACGGCCTCACCACTGACGGACAAAACTCCGCTTCGGAGCCTTGTTTGATCTTAGCGGCGCCTTCTGCTGCCTTTCCACGGGCTTTTCGAGGCGTTTTTCTCACCAACTCAGCATTGTTCGCGATTGTTGTTGATTTTGCCCCGTGGGGGCCCATGCCTCGCCAGACCTAGCCTCGCCCAGCCATGCCGTACCCGGCCCGACCTCGCCTAGGCTGATCCACCTTTGTGAGGGTGGCAGGGAGGGCAGACCCTCCGTGCCACCGTCTGTGGCCCTTGCCATTCCTACCCCCGGCGGTGGCTCAAGCGCTGCGCGAGAAGGCGCAGGTGGAGCAGCGGACCGTCTCAAACTTGTCGGCCTACCTACTTGAGGCTGCGCTGCGCTCTACCACCGAGTCACGAAGCTCTTCCTCGCCGGCCTAGCCGCCTTGGCAGCCTTCGGCTCGGGGCGCGGCTTCTCTTCCAGCCGGCGCTCAAGCTGGTCCCAAACCGTGCGCCTGTCGAATTTTTGATACATGCGCGAGAGCCCCGCGTACGCATAAACCAACTCGTCGAGCGCTTCATTGCGCTGGCTCGATTTTTTCACCCACACACGCTCGGGATAACCTCTCACGAACCGGGTGATCTGCTTCTCGGCCGTCAACTCCTCGAAATACTCCTTCCCGGCCTCGGCGTAGAAGTGCAGGAACCCTGGGCCCGGCTCGCTGTGCTTCAACCTGCCAAACAGCAGACTTTTCACCGTGTCGCCACCCACTGGGTACACCTCGGCGCCTTTTTTCAGCGCACGACCCTTGTAGTTCAGGTCCACCTTGGTCGGCTTGCCGATCGGTGGCTTGCCTTTCTGTGATTGCCCCTTGATGGCGATCACGCCCATGTTCGCCCGCTCCCTGGCGTACTGGTAGACCTCCATCGTGTGATGGCCGCCCGAGTCGATGCAGACCACGTCTGGGCGCAGCTCGGCGCCTAGGGCGTGCTTGAACGGCCTGGTGAGAACCTCATCCAGCTGCTTCCACGGCTCCGGCCGGCTCGGGTCGCCGTGAATCACCTGCCGGTCGATCAACCAGCCTTCCTCTTCGCGGCCCCAGGCCCACACACTCAGGCTGAGCCTGTTGTCCTGCACGTCGCAGCCGATCGTGAGCGCCGACGCCTCCGCCGGGATCATCCGCTTCTCGTAGAACTCCGCCCGCTCCAGCAGGCTGTCAGCCCCCACCTTCGCCGCATAGTCATCCTCCCAGCTCTCACCCAGCACCGTGTTGACGAACGTCTTCAGCGCTTCGGGATCACTCTTCGCCTCGAGAAACTCATCACGCAAGTTGTCCCAGCTCGCGTTCGGTGAGTAGCTGTAGGCCGCCCAGATGTGAAACGAAGCGTGCTTGCCCGTGCCAGGTGCTGTCGGCCGCCACTCGCCGCGCTCCACCATCCACCGCTTCTTGGAATGCGGGATCAGTACGCCGCACTCCTCGCACACGTAATGCACCGGTGAGATCTGATCCTCCCACCGCATGTGGCTCCACTTCAGATATTGCATGTGCCCGCAGTCGGGGCAGGGGCAAAAGTACCGCCGTTGATCACCTTGGCCGAATAGCCTCTCAATCCGGCTGGCGTCCTTCAGCGTCGGTGTGCTGCCGGCGATGATCTTTCGGTTCCAGTAATACTCCGTCCGGCGGATGCCCAGCTTGATCTGGTCGCCCTCGGGCCCGGCGCTCGGTGGGTAGCCATCCGTCTCGTCGAACATCACGATCCGGCGGCTCACACGACGAAAGCCCCGCGGTGAGTTGGCCCCCACCAGGCCCAGCGTCCCGCCCGGGTATTGCTTCTGCAGGATCGTGTTGGCCCCGTCCTTCGCCTTGCTCTCGCTCACAAGCCCACGCAACACGGGGGTATCGCGCAGCATCGGCGCGATCTCCTCCTTCGAATAGCCCTGGGCGTCCTCGATCGTCGGCTGCACCAGCATCATCGGGCACGGATCTTGATGTATATGAAAAGCAATACAAGCGTTTAGGATTTTGGTATATCCAACACGCGCAGATTTCATTACACTTATCTGCTCTAAGTGCGGGCTAGTTACTGCATCCATTATTCCTTTTTGATACGGCAACGTATGCCAGCGCCCCGCTTCGGCACTGCTTTCCGCTGACAGCACAAAATGCCGATCGGCCCACTCGGACAGCGTCAGCTTCTCCGGTGGCTTCCACGCTTTCAGCGCTTCCTTGGCCAGGTCCGCGACTTCAGCCATTGCCTTCCTCCGCTAGCTCCTCGAGGGCCTCGCGCACGATGTCCTCCAAAATTGCAGTCTGGTCTTGCGTGAGATCGGGGATGCGCTGCTTGGCCTTTGACACCACCCCCATCACCTTGGTGCGGCTGATCGTGATCACCTCCACCCACTTCGCTTGTACGTCAGCTGAACGTACGAGCAGCCCTTCCTTCTCTTTACGCTCGAGCTCGAGCAGCTCCGCCTTGAGGTACTCGGTGCGGGCACGGCTCTCGTTGTATTCCGGCACAATGTCGCCGGGTTCTGGAGACGCGAGTGATTGCTGGGTTGGCTTGGGCCGTTCTGGAGGAAATGCGGACTCCCCTGCCGGGGGCTTCGGGCCCACGCCGATCTTGGCCATGGTTTTGGCGTACCAGTCCTCCCGCAGCGTCTCCGACTGGATCAGCTCCTTGCCATCCCTGGTGCGCACGACAGGGAGACGACCCTGACTGATCGCCTTGTAGACGGCCGTCCGGGAAACTCCCAGGGCGGCGGCTGCTTCTGACTTGGTGATGAGCGGCAAGGCTTGCCGGTGGTTGTGAACCAATGTTACGGGTTTACAGTCTTGACTGACACCACGACCCAAAACCTAGTCCCCGAGGGTAAACTGACCGGTTGCCTTGTTGGCGGGGAAAGGGGTGGTATTGCGTGAGACGCATGGGACTCACACCAACTTTTGGCGCCCGTGCCTAGGAAAATATCGTGATCCGAATCTACC